AAAATGAAATATTTTAATGAATCTGAATTTAGTAATTTTGAAATGATGGATGAAAAGCTTTTGTCTATGCTAGATAAAATGCGTGAAATTTATGGTTATCCAATTAAAATTACGTCAAGCTATCGAAGCCCTGAGCACCCAATAGAAGCTGCAAAAAAAGAACCTGGTGAACATTCATATGGAGCTGCTGTTGATATTGTAAGTGATGGCGGTGGAAAAACATTTAGGCTAGTTAAAGCAGCTATTGAAACAGGTTTTACTAGAATAGGTATTAGCAGAAAAAGAGGGTTTATACATTTAGGAATTGGTTATCCAGGTGCTCCTGAAAAAACAATTTGGACATATTAATAAAAATTTAATGAAGTTAATTAGAAAAATATCTATTGGCCAAGATTATAAAAACGAAGCAATGCATTATTCTGTAGGTCAAGAAGTTTATGGCGGTCACACAATTTGTGATATTATAGAAAAAGCAGAAGGCTATTCAATCTATATTGAAAAAGACGGTGCGCAGTTACCGTGGAAACAATTTAATAAAAACATGGCTGTTTCAATTGAATACAATTTAGATTATTAATGAGATCTTTATACAATTATATTATATTTACAAAAGAACGTTATAATAATAAAAAAAATTTAGAGGGAAAAGAACTTATACTAAATACTGAAATTACAGAAAGAGATTTTCATTTTGTAAATAGAATTGGGAAGGTAGTTAGTATACCTATTAACATAAAAACCCCTATACAATCCGGGGATGATGTAATTATTCATCATAATGTTTTTAGAAGATGGTTTGATGCCCGAGGTAACGAAAGAAATTCAGGATCTTTTATAACAGACAATACATATACAGTTTATCACGATCAAATATTTGGCTATAAACAAAACGGTAAGTGGAAAGCTTTGCCAGATTTTTGCTTTGTAGCACCTATAAAACAAGATTCTAAATGGAGCGTTTTAAGCGAAAAAGAATTAGTTGGAGAGCTTGTGTATAGCAACGACTATTTAAAGTCATTAGGGGTTGCCGAAGGCGACGTAGTAGGCTTTACGCCTGCATCTGAATACGAATTTAATATTGAAAACAAAAAATTGTATAGAATTAAATCAAATGATATAAATATTAAATATGGACAGACGCAAAAAAGTAATTGAAGCGGCTGAAAAAGCTTTAGTTGAATTAGAAAAAGTTATAAAGCAAAAAATTGATTTAGCAGAATTAGACCCAGAAAAAGCAAAAATTGCTGCGCAAGCAAAGTGGGCTGCAATTGAAGATTCTTTTAAAATAATAGATAAAATAGAACAGGTACATGATACTAAAAAAGAAACAGAAAAAGAATCTATAAAATTTTTAGGGGTTGAAAATCGAGTTAAATAATGTATAAACAAACGCTATATAATTTAATTACAGACCATATAAACACCAAAGAGGTTAAAAAAAATAACCGATATAAAAAATATAATTACGGATATAATGAAGACTTAGATTGTGTAGTAATTAGTAAAGATGGTACTATTGGTGATATATATGAGATTCAAGGTCTTAAAATAGCATTGCCGTTATTAAAAAAAAATATAGACGGTAGCGATGTTAAAAAAGCTCAACAAGTATTTAGAAGAAGACAAAAGCCGTCTTCTTTAAAAAAAATAAGATCTATACATGAATTTAAAACATTACCTGATGACATTAAAGAAGAGTATTACGATTACATTGACACTGAGTTTAATAGGCGTAATGATGGTTATTGGTTCATGTGCAACGGGGAGCCGTGTTATATTACAGGATCGCATTATATGTACCTTAACTGGACAAAAATCGATATTGGAGCTCCAGACTTTAGACAGTCAAACAAATTATTCTTTTATTTCTGGGAAGCTTGCAAGGCAGACGAAAGATGTTATGGAATGTGTTACCTCAAAAACAGACGGTCTGGGTTTAGCTTCATGGCATCATCAGAAACTGTTAACCTGGCTACAGCATCAAGAGATTCAAGATTCGGTATATTATCTAAATCAGGAGCAGATGCTAAAAAAATGTTTACTGATAAAGTAGTTCCAATATCATCAAACTATCCATTCTTTTTTAAGCCGATACAGGATGGAATGGATAAACCTAAAACAGAATTATCTTATAGAGTACCAGCTTCTAAACTTACTAGAAATAGTTTTAAAGTAAAAACTGAAGAATCAGAAGAAGGGTTAGATACTACTATAGATTGGAAAAATACAGGCGATAACTCATATGACGGTGAAAAGTTAAAATTATTAGTACACGACGAATCTGGCAAATGGGATAAGCCCGATAATATATTAAACAATTGGCGTGTTACAAAAACTTGTTTAAGGTTAGGCGCAAGAGTTGTTGGTAAATGTTTAATGGGATCTACCTCAAATTCTTTAGACAAAGGTGGGGAAAATTTTAAAAAACTTTATGACGATTCAGATCTTACAAAAACAAAAAGAAATCGCAATGGGCAGACTTCTAGTGGACTATATGCTTTGTTCATACCTATGGAATGGAACTACGAAGGATTTATTAATAAGTATGGATTTCCTGTATTCGATACTCCAGAAGAAAAAATCGAAGCAATTGACGGAACGTTTATCTACGATGGAGTTGTCCAGCATTGGGAGAATGAAGCAGATGGGCTTAAAAACAACCCTGATGCGTTAAATGAATTTTATAGGCAGTTCCCAAAAACAGAACAACACGCTTTTAGAGATGAAACAAAAGAGTCTATATTTAATTTAACAAAAATATATGAGCAAATAGATTATAACGAAGAGCTTGTATTAAAAGGTTATATTAATAAAGGATCTTTTCAATGGAAAGGCGGCGTGCAAGATACAGCAGTTGAGTGGCACCCCAATCCTCACGGGCGGTTTAAACTATCTTGGATACCACCTGCTGCAATGCAAAACGTTGTGGAATTTAAAAACGGGATTAAATTTCCTGGTAATCCAGACTTTGGATGTTTTGGGTGTGATAGTTATGATATTAGCGGAACAGTTGATGGAGGTGGGTCTAATGGCGCTTTGCATGGGTTGACTGCGTTTAATATGCATGAAGATGTTCCTAGCACACATTTCTTTTTAGAGTACGTTGCTAGGCCACAAACAGCAGAAATATTTTTTGAAGATGTTTTAATGGCATTAGTTTTTTATGGCATGCCAATTCTTGCAGAAAATAATAAACCTAGATTATTATATTATTTAAAAAGAAGAGGGTACAGGGGATACTCAATGAATCGCCCTGATAAATTATTTAATAAATTATCTATTACAGAAAAAGAGCTAGGAGGTATACCTAATAGCTCTGAAGATATAAAACAAGCGCATGCATCTGCTATAGAATCTTATATAGAAAACTATGTAGGAAGATTTGAAGATGGTGAATATGGTAATATGTATTTTCAAAGAACTTTACAAGATTGGTCAAGGTTCAATATTAATAGTAGAACAAAATATGATGCGTCTATAAGTAGTGGATTAGCTATAATGGCTTGTCAAAAACATTTATATGCGCCGAGAAGTGCTAGAGAAAAAAAGAAAATAGATTTTGGATTTTCTAAATATAATAATTCAGGATTAAAAAGTAAAATAATACAATAAAAGATGGCAGAAGCTACAGGACAAATTACCCAATTTCCCAGCCAATCCGTAAGTGACGCAGAAAAGGCTAGCGAAGATTATGGAATGGAAGTGGCTAGAGGTATTCAGAACGAGTGGTTCAGAAAAAACTCTGGAACGGGTAGATTTTTACAAAACCAACGTGAGTATCATAGATTAAAATTATATGCGCGCGGTGAGCAATCTGTTCAAAAATATAAAGATGAATTTTCAGTTAATGGGGATTTATCATATTTGAATTTAGATTGGAAGCCCGTTCCTATAATACCGAAGTTTGTTGACATTGTTGTTAATGGCATGCAAGACAGGTTGTTTACCGTTAAAGCATTTGCGCAAGACCCAACCTCCGTTAAAGAAAGAACTAACTTTGTTGAAATGGTGATGGAAGATATGAATACTCAAGAGCTAATTTCAACTATAGATGAACAGCTAGGGGTTGATGTTAGAAACGTAAAGCAACAAGATTTGCCGTCAAGTCCAGAAGAACTTGAGCTTCATATGCAAATTGGCTATAAGCCATCAATTGAGTTAGCACATGAACAAGCTATTGATAATGTATTTAAAAGAAATAGCTATCCTGAAATAAAAAAGAGATTAGACTACGACCAAACTGTATTAGGTATTGCTGCTGCTAAACATACTTTTAATAATACAGATGGTATAAAATTAGAATATGTTGATCCAGCTAATTTAATATATTCCTACACTGAGGATCCTAACTTTGATGATGTGTATTACTTCGGTGAAGTAAAACAAGTGAAGTCTAATGAATTAAAAAAACAATTTCCAAATTTTTCTGATGAAGAGTTTGAGCAAATAATAAAACAATCGTCTAATTATAATAATTATGATTACGTAAACAATGATTCTAGCGATCAAACAGATAGTAATACTTTAACAGTATTGTATTTTAACTGGAAAACATGGGAAAATAGTGTTTTTAAAATAAAAGAAACATCAAGTGGCGCTAAGAAAGCAATTAAAAAAGATGACACTTTTAATCCGCCTAAGGATCAAAGATCACGATTTGAAAAAGTAGCGCAAGCGAGAGAAGTGGTATATGAAGGAGTTATGATATTAGGTGCTAATAAACTTCTTAAATGGCAAAAAGCGTCTAATATGGTTCGCCCTGACTCTAATGCTAATCAGGTAATGATGAACTATGTAGTAAGCGCCCCTAGAATGTATAAAGGTAAAATTGAAAGTTTAGTAGGGAGAATGATAACTTATGCTGACTTAATTCAATTAACACATTTAAAATTACAGCAGATAATACAAAGAATGACGCCTTCGGGTGTTTATGTTGATGCCGACGGTCTTGCAGAGGTTGATTTAGGTAATGGTACAAATTATAATCCTCAAGAAGCATTAAATTTATATTTTCAAACGGGATCCATTATAGGTAGATCAATGACCGTTGACGGGGATATGAATAGCGGCA